TAATCTGTTTGTAATTCTTCACATAATGCTCGGGCAACAGTAGTTTTGCCCATGCCCGCACCGCCACACAAAAGCATATTTTGAATCTGCCCCTTCTCGAGCATTTCTGTAAAAATAGCTTTTTGTGCGACGGGTAAAATACAATCTTCAATTCTTGCAGGTCGATATGCTTCAACCCACAAGAATTCTTCATTCATTTTTTTCATAATATAGTATATTTTTAATTAAACGTTAGAATCAGGCTCCATCGCAATAAAGTATTCTAATGCCTTAGAATTGTTTTTAAAATGGAACAATTTCTTTTGAGATACTGTTACAGTATAAGCATCAGGAATTACCTTGAAATTTTCAACTGCCATATGGCATTCAAAATTATGTTCAGATGTTCCGATAATTTTACGATATGTGTTAGCAGTATCATTCTTTTTATCACCAACAACAAGAATAACTTTACCATCAGACCCCAATACTGAAATTGTAGGTGCACTTGTAATTGCCGCAGCCTTCATAATCATATTAACATCTTCTGAAGATAGAACAAATTTAAAATATTCATCTACCTCAATATTTTTGTCAGGCGCTGCTACAATCACATTTAGATTAGAATAAAAATATTCAAATTTGCCATTGTCTTTAGAAATAGTCAACGACTTGTCACCAAAATCAATATTTTGATTCTCCATTAAAGTCAGAAGTGCTAACAAAGAATTAAGATCATAAATTGCAACTTCTACAGGAAAATCTTCAGTGACAGTTGCTCGGGCAAAGATGTTTTTAGCAGTACTAATTGTGGAAAGAGTACTACCTTTTCTAATTAGAATATTACTATTAATTGTTGCGAAGTTTTTCAAAAACTGAATTGTCTCATTACTAATTTGCATTTTTTTCTCCATAATTTAAATCATGCACATACAACATAATTAAAGCATAGTGTAACGTCTTTAAAATATCTTGTCTATTGTTACCATTCTTTTTACCATAACGCTGAGCATATTTAATAACATTGCCCATGGTAAAGCCTTCTCCGTGACCGCAATCTATTACAAATTCTGTAGTTTGTATTTTGTTTTTAGCATAATGTTGATCATATGTACTGTCAACATATTCTTTTAGATTTTGTATTAAAGCATCTTCATTAAATTTATAATTTATCATAAAGTTTCACCTATGTAATTTAATATAATCCTCAATCGAAAATTTCGGTTCCCATCCAAAGACATTTTTTAATTTGTTATTGTCAGCTAATGTAATATATGCTTCACCCAATCTAGGTTCAACGTGTACTTGATTAAGAGAAATCAAGTCTGCAAGTTCCTTAACCGAATGATTCTTACCCGTACCAACATTGAACACTTGACCATAAAAGTCAGTTGCATCCTTAATCATAGCCAAGTAATTAGCTTCAACTACGTCAGATACATGCGTAAAGTCTCTTCGTTGACTTCCATCAGATACAATTGTTAAAGGTTGATTATTTTTTGCTTGTCTAAGAAATAATCCGACAACTGGGGCATATGATCCTTTAACCGGTTCACGATCTCCGTATACATTAAAATATCTAAAAATAATTGTATTCAACCCGAATAAATTTGTATACATTGTACACAATTTTTCGCCCGATACTTTAGAAACAGAATATGGATTCAAACAATCTTCATGGAATGTTTCTTTTAATGGAATAGTGCTTATTAGCCCATATGCTGAAGATGTAGAAGAATACATTACCTTTTTCACATTAGCTTCTCTAGAACATTGAAGAATTGTAGCTGTACCTAGAACATTTGTTTTTACTGCAAGAAGAGGATTAATAATTGCAGGCTGAATTCTAGATTCAGCAGCTAGATGAAATACATAATCCACACCATCGAAATATTTTCTAATACGATAATAATCACATATATCTTCTTTTACCATTGTTGCTGCATGGTTCCAATAAAATTTTTCATTAGATTCTGCAGATTCATTATCAATGATAATAACTTCATGCCCTTTTGAAATTAACTTATCTACTAAATGCGAGCCAATAAATCCTGCTCCGCCGGTTACAATAGTTTTCATTATACCTCACTAAAATTTTTGAAAATTATAAATGGATTATCCTCACTTATTCTATGTTTTTCAAATACCTGAGGGGCCATAAGTGTAGACATCAACATAAGTGTTTGATCATCGTCAATAAGGCCATTGCCTATAAGCATATCATAACTTTTGTCCATTAATTCAGCCATTACTGGCCACATTTTTTTGTTTGCCACAATCTTAGCACCTAAAATATGGACAATATTATTTGAAATAACATCTAGTATTTTCATATTGTTTGAATCGAATTCTCTATAATCAAACACATGAATTTTATCATCATTAAAATTATAACACCATTTATTAAGATTACCTATAGTGTTTTTGTCCCTGCAATATCCAAAATCAATCCAAGCAATAATATCGTTCTGTACAATATTTCTATTTATTGCATCATTAACAAACCATGTCTTTAAAAAATTAATTAAGACATAATGTTCATTCCAATACTCAGGATTTTTAACTTGTGAGGGATTAATTAAATTAACAAAATTTTGATTTTTTTGTATATTTGATATTTGTTTTAATTTTTCACTAAAAATATCATTGATGTCTATACCATAAATCTTTGTTTTATCTAATTTTTCTTTTCTAATAGTTTTAATTTTTTCAATAAAATCAGGATGAGTATATACAATAATTTGATTATCTAAACTAGCTAAATATTCGAATCTCTCTAAATAGGTATCAGTAGTTCTTTGTAAATAATGTGGGTATCCCTTATCCATTGTCCAATCGCCACGACCAATATCAAAAAATGCGGTAACAATACTAATATCATTCATTATTATCTCCATACTTAACATATTTGGGCGCAGTTCCAGTATTTGTATTTTGGGTCAACACCTGTGAATATTTTTTACTATAAAATTTAAACCATTCTGGTACTCGGTCATATTGATGTAATATAGTAAAAGGTTCATCATCTTTATTTACAACAAATCCATTTTTAAATTCTGGTCTTTGTTCTAAAAGATATGGACCGAATTGATGCATTTGGTCAGGTTTATTTGATACATGTGCATTGCAAGCCCATCCATCAGACAATTTACTATAGAATGTTATATCTTTAAATGGCTGGAAAGACAATAATAAATTAAAGGCTGCTTGATCTGCTACCCAATCTGATCTATTTAAAGATAATTGATATAAAAATAAACATAAATCTTTTATATACTCAGAGTGTCCGGCAAATGTGCCCACATTATAAACAGTATTGTCTTTTATCTCATTATAGAAATATGCGCCAAAATTCTTTTCTACATTATTTCTATTCCACTCTTCATTCTTAATTTGAATAGCTTCACTAGGTGCAATTAGTTTTTTGCCGTTAGTTAATAGTTTTTCTAATTTAATTGAAGGATTATTCTGAAAAATAACATCTCGTACATCTGTTGTTATGACATACCTATATTTCTCATTAGTTTTTGCTAGATAATTGTAGATGTAGATAAATCGCATCATATGTATCATAATGCCCATGTTCTTTGCAGAGAGAACCTGTATTCCTGCTGCTTCTATTTTATCAATTGTTTCTTTATTTACATCTATAGCAATTAATATTTTGTCACCAGTAAATCCACATTCATTTAATGAATAAATCCATGGCTTTAATACTTCAAATTCAAAATTATTAAATGCCCCTATGACTAAATCTTTCTCCATGGGTAAACTCCATTATATTTTTGTTTCATATATTCATTACCGCGAATAAAAAATTCCTTTTGCACTGAATCTACTCGATTACCTGCTCTATAATTTAAAGTGTATTTACCCGAGCAATTTGATGTATATTTGCCTATCAATCCCATAGATAATAATCTATCTATTTCAGGTTGTTCGTTAGGATGCCTTGCACGTCTGTAATAACCTGGGGCAAATTTAATAGCTAGTATTTTTGGTAAAAAGAAACATCCTAAATCTACAAAGAAATCATTCTCATTCAGACATGAATGCCAATTTCCGAGACTTTCACAATCATCATTACAAACATATTTTCCCGTATCATCTACGATTTTTCTTAAAGAATATGCCCAGGTTGCATTTCCTAAAGAATCCACTAATGATTCAACATGGTCAGAATCCAACCAATTATCTTCATCTAAAAAACAAAAGTAATCACAATCCATTAAAAATACAGATGCACCATATATTCTATGCCCGTTATATCCACCTTTGCCTGTATTAAACGGTAAGTTTAATGTAGTGCAATTAAACTTTGATGTTACTCTAGACACTGCCGTAGAATATTCTTCTCCATCGGAGACAACTAAATGTTTTATATTTTTATAGGTTTGTTTTTGAACAGAATCTACACATTGTTCTAAATACTTTGTACCTGTTGTTGGTGTTATTATTCCGACATTAATCATACTGTGTTCGCCCATCAGATGCTACAATACCCTTCAATCCAATTACATCAAATTCAACAAGTTTTTCTTTATTAATATGTTTCGCAATAGAATGTTCTATATCTAAATTTTCTTGTTGTATTGAATTATAAATGACTTTATATAAAGATGCAATTTCATCTAACAAGTTAATAGAAAATGACCATAGACGAGTATCTAATATAATTGATCCATCATTTTTCCAAGATGATCTATGTTTTTTGAAAACATATGCATCATTTAATTCTGCATAATTATCTATATTAAAATCATCAGTTAATTCATATCTACCAGATACTTTAAATACACGTTTTATTTCGCTTATTTCCATTTTTTTAATAAAGTCAAATGCTATAAACATTAATTCGGTTTCTGCATGGCTTTTTAATCCGTTTACGCTTAATTGTTTAATAACCGGAATTTCACCTGCAACAAGAACCGCATCTAGTTTTTCAGAGAGTGTATCTAATTGTTTTTTAGACAATTCGTTGGTTGATGCATCTACTAATATAATTTTTGAATTGGGTACTTTATTTCTTATAGAGTTAATGGTATTTAGTGTTTGAAAATACCTATCTGAATTGCTAATTTGCCCTATATTAGCATTAATTGCAGAAGTAATAATAAAAAGATAACTCATTCTTTATACCAAAGCCATACATCATTATCACAAAATTTGTAGCGAGTTGCTATATTATTTTCTTCTCTGAACTCTTTTAATGCTTTAGTGACACCCGGTAAACTAAAGTCATGTCCAGAAAATAATCCCCCAACTTTTACTTTAGACCACCACTTAGTAATATCATTTTTAGCATATTCGTATGAATGATCGCCATCTATAAAAATAAAATCTAAACTATTATCAGGTATGGAATTTAATACATTATCGGCATAATCTTCAAAGAAATGTACCTTATTTTGTAACTCGCCTGTATGATTATAGATATTATCAAATGCTGTATTTTTTACATTGGTTATAAATTCTTCATCTATCATACGATTCCAATCCATATATGGTTTATACGGATCAATACCATACAAGGTTTTTATATTAGGGCAACTTTGTAACAGATAGCAAAAATTTTCACCCGTCCAAACACCCAGTTCTAATCCTATTAAATCTTTACCTAAATTATTAATGTATTCGGGAATACCTTTACCAGAAACATAAATTTGTGTAAAATCTTTCATACTATTCCTCATCTCATGTATTTTTTCTTAAAAACTATTGAATCAAACCAATTTAAAAAATTGTCATATATCATACATTCATTTGGCAAATTACAAGTGAATGCAGGCTCATTTAACATTTTTTGATATAGTTCATCATTATTGTCTATTTCTTTAATTGCATTAAGTAATTTTTCAAAATCTCCGCCGAATTTATTTAAATCTAGAAATGCATTGGGATTAAAGTCTCTATCTATAGTTGGACTACCCCAATAGATTGGAATTGCATTAGACATTAATGTCTCATACAATTTTTCTGTAGCATAACCAGGATATGATCCATTTTCAAAACAAATTGCAAATTTACATTTATTAAAAAATTGAATTTTAGATCTGATATCTGGCAATACATGCCCGATATTATTGAATAACGGTCCACCACTAGCAACCGGTTTATATGAATTTAAATAATGAAAAAATCTATTTCTGATATCTTGCCCGCCGTTTTTAACTACAAAACCGGCAAAATATTCCTTTTCACTATTTCGATTTCTCGGAGTTAGTAAATAATTTAAAGGATATTCCTCATATCCCTCATAATACTTGTATGTAAAATTACTAATAACATATAATGGAAGGCGATAATGCCATTTGTTATAATTGTGGTCAAAAGTTATAGCATAGTGGCAATTATAATTCTCAGGTCTACGATTTTCACCGGTATATAATATTTTAACAACATCAGATCTACTATCAAATATTCGATTGTTTCTACCAAAATCCTCTACCGAAAAAAATAAAAATTGAGGATTTTGGTTATCAATCTCAACATCATATCTAACTGACAATACTGTGGTAAAAAATTTTTCTAAAGGTGGTATAAAATCAATAAAACCAATTCTAATTTTTTCATTCATAAAATTAACCCTTTACATACCAATCATCCCATCGACTTAGATGTTCATCCACTCTTTTGTAACCAAAAGATGTCAATAGATTATATATTTTTTCTCTATCACTTGTCCAATTGTGCTCAATTGTTATCAATTTAATATTATATTTAGTAAAATCAAAATTTGCAATTATTTCAAATTCACTACCCTCAGTATCTATTGACATATAATCTATATCTTTTGGGGCATTATAGCATTCTAAAAGATCATTTAATGAAATAGTTTCGACTAAATAATTCCTATTATTCGTTCTTTTTTGTGAATGCTCATCTTTGAATGCGTGTTTTTCTATACCTGATAATTCCCCACATTCAAGTACATCCAAAAATTTTACCAAAGTGCCAGACATAGAATACACACACCTTGTATCTATGTTACAGGATCTATTAATTTTTAGATCATTGTGATATGAAATATTTGGTTCACAAACGATACCTGTCCAATCAAATTCTTTTTCTAAAAGAAAAGTATTATTGATATCCTTGCCATTCGTTGCCCCAAAGTCCACAAAATAACCATTACGTTTATTGTTGGTGTGGTTTAATACCCACAAATCTTGATTCAATTGTGCATAACTTTTCATAATAAGCCTTTTATTTATTTATATATATAATTAGCTACATCTAAAATATACTTTGCCATATCTTTTGTGGTGCAATTATTTTTTAAATGATCTAAAAAGAAAGATCTATATTCCATGTATGCAGATTTATCGGAAATAAATTTATCGGTGCCATTGGGCTGTTTTACAATATCTAGAACTTCCTTTAACCTATTTTTAGGTAAGTTAGTCATGGTTAGCTGCGGGCAATGTTCAATATCAAGAAATACCGGTACACAACCATTTGCAATTATTTCATAATGCCTCATACAATCCCAACCGCTTTTTTTCATTGTCAGGGCAAGATAACTTTTTGCATATTCTTTATAGTAGGATTCTTCAGTTAGAAATTTGTATGTGCCTAAAGTCGTTTGTCCTGGAACAATATCAGAGACATTTTTTGTTTTTTCTTCTTCATACAAGAGAATTTTTTTCTCTGGAATAGCAAAGGAAATAGGGAATGTATTTGATGTATCAACTTTTTCCCGTTTGAAATAAATTCCTTTTCCTAGTCTATGAGAAAATAATTGTTGTACATCATGGCCATCTAACCAAATTATCTTATTTGTGGGATAATGGCTAAAAACCAATTCTTCTAAGTCATATGTAAAATCTGCACGGGCAAATATTACAAAATCATAATATGTTGTTTTAATTTTTTGTTGTAAGTCTAACCTATCAATTGAAGTATCTTCAGGGAGAGTACCAAAAACAGTAAAGCCATTTCCGCTTACATTACCAATTGGATTAAACCCGTCAGCGGTCAAATCTTTCTCATACATATACCACAATCTAGGATAGTCAGTAATTTCTATACCTAATTCCCTGAAACCATGTAATACCATATCAGATAGATATTCTCCCTTATCTGGCTTAGTTAAAAGTAATATTTTCATAATAGATGCAGATTTCTTTTATTTGTTAAGTCAACAATATCAAATTCTTTGTATTCTTCTTTTTCAAAAACAACCATACTATTATAAAAAGTAACAGAATATAGATTTTTATAGTTGTCTAATTCATTATTAGAGACAGGTGTTTTCCCCCGGAAATGTTCTTTATTTACAATATCTGTCATCCTTTTAGAATATTCTAAAAAAGTGCCATAACCACTACTATGCCAACCATCCCAATAACTAGTATGTGTATCTTCTACAATATATACACCTCCCACATTTAGATGCGGGTATAATGTTTCGAGAGTAATGATCTGATCCCTCATTGTGTGTGATCCATCATCTATAATAATGTCAAACCCTGTTCGCTTATTTAAAAAATTACTCCAAAATGAGGGATCACCTTGATCGCCTAATATAACTTTAGTATTAGGACCATGCTTTTGAGCAAGACATTGTTCGCTAATATCAATTCCAAATATTTGAGAATCGTTTCCAAAATATTTTTCCCACAATTCTAACGAACCGCCATCAAAAATACCAATCTCAATTATTTTAGGTGATTTGCCTATAAATTTTTTAAGATGCTTTTCGTATACATCAAAATATCCCGACCACTTAGCCGAACCTTTTTCAAGTCCAGCAAAAATTTTTTTAATCATAGTAACCTTTAGAATTAAATACCTTCTGCTGCAGATGCATCAACTTTTTCTGTAGTTGGTGCATTCATTTTTTCAAACAAATCTAGAAATGCCATCTTAGTATCTGCATCAAACCTATTAATACACAATTCAATTGCCTGTTTCTTATCTTTAAAGATAGAATATGCCTCAACAATATGAATTAGGCGACGTGTGCTAATAATTTCATCAATACCGCCTTCATCAAAGGTTGACCGAATTACATCTGCCCATTTAATCAACTCTTGAGCAAATACCTCATCATTAATGTCAAATTTAGCCATAGTATTTAGAATAATTTTTTTCTCAATGCTATTGGACGGATATTCTTGCTCGACAGTAATTGGAAAACGTTCAAGAAATGCTTCATCAAGAATTTGTGCAGCAATGAACCTACCATCTTCGTTGCCCTTGCCTTTAGTATTTGCAGTGGCAATAACATTAAACCCTTCGGTAGGATAAACAATATCCCCAGTTTTCTTATTGAAATATGGCTTGCCCTCTAAGATACTCTGCAAACACATTAGTTTATTCGATCCTCGATCAATTTCATCAATTAATAGAATGGCGCCACGACGCATTGCAATAAGTACAGGGCCTTCACGGAAAACAATATTACCATCAATAAGAGTATTGCCACCGATAAGATCATCCTCATCAGTTTCAATAGAAACATTTACACGAAAACACTCTCGCTGAAGTTTAGCGCATACTTGTTCTACCATTGTAGTTTTACCATTACCAGATAACCCAGTAATAAAAACAGGATAGAATTTTTTAGATTTAACTACAGATTCCAAGTCTCGAAAAAATCCAAATGGTACATAATTAGAATTTTTAGATGGAATCGGAGAATCATATGTAGAAGCCATTTTCTTCTGGCGAAGTGGGATTACGGAACCTGCTAGTTCTGGCACATTGTTTTCCATGGTTTGGATCCTCATAATAAAATTATATTTTAACGTATTAAATGCAAATAATCAAGCAATTTTTTCAATAAATTTGTTCAACAAAACTCTACTAGAATTTTTACTTTTTCTAAGTTTTAGAAAAGCATTTCGTATTGTAGTTTTAGTTTGTTCTGATTCAATTTTAAGCTCATTGTCTATAATATCAAGTGATGGCACAATAAAATTTGCATCATATCCAATTGAATGTAAATTATAAACTTTTTCTTTTTTAGCAATTTTTACTGCTAAATCTAGTTCATCAACCCAAGTTCCATTTACTTTTGCTGCTTCAACAATCCCGCGCTTAATTGACACATGATCAGATAAAATAAAGAAACCAACAACCTTTGTGTTTGTAATTTCTTTAAGCATTTGCATATATACGTTAGTTAATTTACCTTTATCTACATGCCTTTTATACTTAAATTCTTTTCCTGTTTTTTTATGTTTTATGTGGTATACAACATTTGACCATACACTTACAGGCTTGGATTGTAAACTTTCATCTAGATACGTATTGTGTTCGCTTGCCTCGCCGTCTGTTAAAAATATGGTATTAACAATATCTAATTTATATGTTGCTTTGAATGTAGGCACCATAGAAATTGCAGAAAATATTGTTTCTTGTAATGGTGTATTTGATAGTGTTTCGGTTTGACAGATATAATTACTAGATGACCCATAATATGTAGATAACAATAACCAATTTTTTACAGAATCTACAAATTCCCTCATCGTCATTTCATTACTTAGATACTCTTTCAAATGAAAATTTCTAGTAAAATTTGCATTAATTTCCCCGGGGTTTTTTGAAAATTTTGCTACAGTCTGTGCCTCTTGCATATTTTCTTTACCAAAGAATGTGTTTTCGCTTGTATAATTATCTGTAAATCCATAAATTCTAAAAGGAATACTTAGATTGCGGCAAAACATAGCCAAAATAATTGTTTGTTCAATAGTAGATCGAATACAGCCTTGCATTGAACCGGACATATCAATATACATAATAAGTCCATGAGACTTACCATTGGGTACAATAGTTACTTGCTTAAAGATATCGTCTTTGATCTTATATGCAAATGCTTTTTTCGTATCTAATTCTCCAATTTTAGAAATTTTTGCTCGAGCAAATTGTTTAGCATTTCGCCGTAGTTCAAATTCCTTGACCAGATAACTAATATGTGTTTTGTTTTTTAGCAAAAAATCATTATAAAGTTGTTTTTTCTTTTCAGATAATTCCGCATCAGATGTAAATTTATTAATATGAGAATATAGTTTTTTATAAGGTACTACGATATTATCAATATAAGGTTCAGGTACATATAGATTATAATGATTGGCAGTATTATTATCATTCAATGAATGAATTTTTTGCCTAAAAACTGTATCAGTTTCTGACTGAGGATCTAAAGTATAATCCTTTATTGTTTTTTCATTATTGTATTCAAAATCATCATCATCAGCATTATCGTCATAATCTGTATAATCTAGGTCATCTAGATTAGATTTATATAATTTTTGATTCTTTTTATCATGTTCAAAAATTAATTTGGCGATTTCAACTACATCTTCCCAGGTTTGCAGATTATCAATTTTTTTAATAAATGTAGTTTCTTCATCTGAAAAATTAATATCCATTATACTACCAACCTTATAATGTAGATTAATTCTATCAATCAACAACTTGTCAAATGTTAAAGATGTGTGTGCGCCGAAAAAATTCTTCGCATTCAATTCGTTATATCCACGATAAAAAGATTGCTTCAATCCTGGATATTTTAGTTTAATTAATCTTTCAATTCTAACATCTTCAACGACATTGAGATATGATTTGAATGCAGTACCCTGCTCTTCAATACTAGTATGCCAGCCTTTGGGGGGAGTAAATAAGGCATGACCAACTTCGTGCCCAAGAAATAGATCATACAATTCTTCAGAAATATTATCCCAGGATGGAATAATAATAGTTCTGGATTTCAAATCAAAGTATGCGGTGGTGGTATTCTTAGTTTCAACTAAAATGTTTTCTGATGCTAGAAGTTTTGCCAGAATAGATTTAGATTTATATTCTTTTTTCATAGAAAGCATAAGAATCTCCTTTTTGCTATTATATAGCAAATTTAGTATAAGGGCAAGTTTATTCCGCAGTACCTTTTAGTTTTTCCAGTACAGTCTTTTTATCTGACTGTTTAGTTAAAATAGCAACTCTCGCAGCAGACACATCGGAAGATTTCCATTTAACATTAACCTTACCATGTTTTGCAGCAGTTTTTGCTGGGCCTTTACCGCCACCTTTTCGAATCTTTCCCATTTCCTTTGCTTCTGCGATTCTTTTTGCATT